AAAGCCATCAGCGCAGGAGCACAAGCCCAGCCCATCATCGGAAGGCTCTCCTCGTTCCATTTTGATGCCCAAAACCCCGGCGTGGCGAATTGGATAAACAGCCGCAGCGCACAGTTCGTGACCCGGTGCTCTGAACAGCAGAAAGAAGCCATCCGCGCACTGCTCGCCAACAAGGTGGTCGAAAGCCACACCGTTGACGAGCTGGCGCGGCTTATTCGTCCCTGCGTCGGCCTGACCGCCGCACAGTCGGCAGCTACGGTCAAATACTA